TCAAACAAACTATTGATTTTTTGTTTATTTAAATAGGATGATTCCAATTCTTTCGTAGGAACATGAAATACTTGTTTTTTTGAATGTTTTAAACAATAACATTTGTTGTTTTTTGTATATTTGGCTGGTTTATTGCATATATTGATGGATTGTGGTATCTGGGGGTGTGGTATCTGGGGGTGTTTTGTTGATTTCGTAGATTTTGCTTTTGATTTATCATTTTCTATTTCTCCACATAATAATGGTTTTTCTTCTCCTATATTGACTATATCCCATTTTTTCACACTATAAATATTATTTTCTATTTCAAATAAACAAAATGCTAAATTTTTAATACCAATATCAATACTTAATAATTTTATGGTACATGGTGAAGAAGACATATACATAAATAATATGTATATTATTTATATTGTATTTTTACACCTTTTCTCATTTCAAACGCCCATTATTTCGTTAGATTATAATAATAAATTTACAATGTATTATCATAAAATGGGAATTTATGATAATGGTAGTATGTTTGGAATAAGAATATATAATTTTAATGATGATGATTTTGCGAATATATTATTTGAAGAAAAATATCATGAAATAATGAGTCATCAACAAATGAAGGAAGCATATTTATTCTATACCGAGTTGAATAACAAAGATGAAATACATTTTCAATATTATACTGAATGTAGTAGCACATATGGCGAAGGAATTTATTTACATTGGCATCCAATGACGTTAAATCTATTTTTAGAAAAAATCTGCGTTTGAAATGAGAAAAGGTGTATAAGAAATTTAATCTTTTTTAAGTTCATTATCAAAATAATACTTTGGACTTGTCGATATTCTCACATGCGTATAATCAACACCTAATCCATGAACACTTATCCATACTTTACCTTTTTCATTCATAAACTTTTTGGCTACTTCTGCAACTTTTTTCCAAAATTCTTGTTGTTGTATTTCTGAAGCATTGTCAATAAAATCCCTTAATGTAGCATAATTTTTTCCACGAACAGGCATTGGAACTACTAACATTGTATCTTTGCTTATATTTGGAAAAGAAACTACATATTTATTTTGTGAATTTTTGAAATGCTCTTGAAAATCTTTTTTATTTTGCCTTTGTGCTAGTTTATTATTTGTTCTAAAAGTTTGTAAATATGCTACTTTTCCGTCATTTTTCAATACACTTGTATTCCATTGAAATTTTCCTTTTACATTTTTTGGATATTTTAGTACAATTCCATTTTCCCAATTAGTTAAAACCTCACTCCACAACATTTATATATATATTTAGGAATTTTGAAAAAAAATATACGTATAATATATATATCATGTCAATGACTACTCGTAGTAAAACAAGCAAAAAAGCCATTTACAGACGCCGTGTTAAAAACTCCACCTGCAGAAAAGTTAAACGTTCTGCTGTATGCAAACGCACTGCTGGATGCAAATACGCTTCTGGAACTAAACGTCGTTATTGTCGTAAATCCAAAAATAGACATGCTTAAATGTCTGTTGGATTTTCGGTTTGTTTAATCATATTTTATTTTTTGTAAATAAATTATGATTTTTGTGTGTCTATTTAGTGCAATTGATGTTTGTAGGGGTGATATTGAGATTGTTATTGGCATTATGATTAATACCCAATTGGCCTAATGTATCTGGTGTAAAATAAGGAGAAATCATTTTTGCTTCTAACTGTTGTCTAGATAAGTATGGATTTTTTAAATCACTGTTTTGATAACCATAACCAGGTGATCCAGTGTCAAATAAAGAATTGTACATAATAGGTACCTTACTTGAAGGAGTTTCTTGACCAGAGGTTACACTACATGGCATTCCTAAATCATAACACGCTGACATGTTATTATAATTCATAATTTTCATACCATTGTTTGTTAAATATTGTCTATATTGCCAATTCGATTGGATATTTTCTTGTCTTTGAATTCTTTCATTTATAACAGCTTCTGGTTGCCATGAAGCATAATTTCTACCATCTGCCATAATAGGAGGAAAATCAAAATGAATATTGTTTGATCCAGAGTAACATGTTGCCCAACTCATATTTTAAATGTTATGTTATCTAAATATATTCTATATGTAGTATAATTAGATAATATATTTTTATTGGTGTAATGTTTTTTTATTAGTTATGTGTAATTTTATTGGTTTGATTTTATTCAACTTCTAGTAATTTTAATAATTCATGTTTCTTTAGTTTTGAAGCATCAGTAACTACACCTTTTTCAATTACTATACTTCGAAGTTTATTCAATGACAATTTCTTGTAATCCAAAACTTCGATATTTTTGATATTTACATCAGAAACATCTTCTGATTCGATTTCGAATTCTTCTTCGTTGTCGTTATCATTTGATGAAACATTGATATTGATTGTTTTCAAATTTTTCATATCAGATTCATTTAATGCTGAATCTGCTACAGCTTCAAAATTTAAATTATCAATGTTTTCAATAGCTAAATCTTCATCATCTTCTTCATTTATTTTAATATCTTGATCCTCTTCATCCTCTTCGTCCTCTTCGTCTTCTTCGTCCTCTTCGTCCTCTTCGTCCTCTTCGTCTTCTTCGTCTTCTTCATCATCTTCTTCGTCATCTTCTTCGTCATCTTCGTCTTCTTCGTCCTCATCATCACTATCTTCGTCTTCTGAAATTGTAATTAAATTGTCATTTGGAGATTGATTTGGATTAACAACACCACCATTCATAAATGGTTGATGTGTTTGTGTTTGTTGCGGTTGTGACGGTTGCATTCCCATTGGAATACCAACTCTACTTGCAACCATTTGTACATGGTATTTCACAGAATTAACTTCTTCTGCCATAGTTGATACTAAATCAAACATAGAAGTTATCTTGTGATTTTGCTCTGATATTTTTTGATTAAAGTACATAAATACACTACCAACTAGTAACAAACATATTGCTAAACTAATTAATAATGATGTGGAAAATATATCGGTTATGGCCATTTTTGCTGTTATTGTTTGATATTTGATATTCTTATTAATTGATATATATATAATTATATTTATATGTTAAACGAATACATATATATTTATTTTATTCGGAACTTTTTAATTTTTTATTTTGACCAATTTTATTTCTCGTATTATTAATTATTTCTCTAGGATAATTCATATCATTCAACACTTTGATACCCCCATGAATTTCTGAAATGCCTTCCTTCATTTTATATGTATATGAAAAATCGTTATTGGTGGTTACATCCACATGCATATGATAATTTTTAACACGCTTGTTTTTGTTTAGTTTTTTACATACCTTGATAAAATGGGTTGTCATTATACATTGTACGTTTTCAATCTTTACCAAATATTGCATAAAGGCTAAAGCACTTATCACAGCTTCTTCTGGATTCGTTCCTGAATATATTTCATCAAAAACACAAAAATGAGAATCATCTTCTCCTTCATTATTGTCTTTTATTGTGTCTATAATTTCTTTACATCGTCGAGCTTCTGCTTGAAATAAACTATCTCTACCGGATGTATCTGGTATATTTAAGTAGCAGTGAATAAATTTATAGGGTGTTAGAGATGCTTCTTCATAAAATCCACAACCAAATTGTTGTGATAATATAACGTTAATTAGTGCGGATTTTAATACCGTTGTTTTTCCAGAAGCATTTGGTCCTGTTATTATCATTGCTTTATCCAATTTTACATCGTTTTTAACAGGATTTTTGTTTATTAGTGCTGCATAATATGATTTCTTTAATATGTTGGAGTTCTTGGATTTGGTATTGGATTTGGCTTTGGTATTTGTCTTGGTCTTGAAATCAGCAAAATGTAAATTCTCTTTTTGAATATTATTTATTAAACCTTCTAAATTATCAATGTATCCATTGAAACCAAAAGAGTACAAAAAGGATGTGTTATAAGTTTCATTGTAATTCAATTGATAAAAGTATTTCAACACTGTACCTATTTGTGTCAATTTTCTAAAAGAAACTTGAAAATCAGTTATACCAGTCAAGTTATTCTTATATTCTTCTAAAACTGATTTGTGTTTTTTCATTTCTTCAATAAAACCATTGTATGTTTTATTTTTTAATTTTGATACCAAGGATTCTAAATTATCCATATTAACCAATGTATATTGTAAATATTCCTTAAACTTTTTCAAATAAGTATGTATTTTTTTTATATTAAAATGAAATCGAATACATGTAAGAATGTTTTGGTAAATTGAAAATAAATAAAACCCAGCAGAAATTAACATATACAATTTTTGATCTAATTTGACTTTATGGAATTGAGTAAATAGTTTTCCAATCGCATGGTTTCCTGCTAATATTTTCAATATATCAATGTATTCTTTAATGGTTACAGATAAACCCCTGGCTTTTATAATAAAAAAAGGTACTATCAATATAAAAACAGGTACAAATAACGAAATAATAGGCGAAGTCATGTTATAAAAACTCATCAATTGCAAAAACAATTGTGATTCATTTAAATACAAAAAATAGCTCCAATCCATGTAATTGTATTTTTCTCTAAAACCAGTGTCTAGTTTGATTTCATCCCATAATTTAACTATTTCATCATAATCCGGTTTTTCTGGAAATTGAGTATCGGATTCTGTTTGTTCCGATAAACATGATTTATATGATTTTAGTAATTCTTGTGTGTCTTTCAAATATTTTATATCATAGGAATAATAAGTTGGTATTTGATCCAATACCTTCTTTGCTAAACAATTGGTTGGTTGAAATGTATTATATAAAATTGGGGTACATGATGCATCTGTATCAATTGTTTTTATTAATTCTAAATCTGTTATGATGTTCTCTTTTAATTCTGTTTTTTTATCAAGATAAAAAATAGGCAGTTTAAAAATATCGTTAATATTATTGATTTTGGTTTCTTTTACTTCGTCTTTTTTGATTTCTTTTTGGGTTTCTTTATTGTCAGTCATATTAAACTAATATTTATTAAAAATTAGCATAATAATATATTATATTTTACGAATCCTTTTTGATTTTTTATGGATGTTGATTTGTTTGTTTTTTGATTGTGGTAATTTTTTATATGATATTTTTCTTCTAATATTACCCCCTTTAGGTATACGTTTTGAGATGATTTTTTTTTCTTCTTCTTCACCTTCTTGTTCACCTTCTTCACCTTCTTCATCTTCACCATTATTATCAACCATAGGTTGTTGTCCCATGTTATTCATCATCATATTATTTAAAAAATCGTTTATAAATTTTTCTATTTTTATTTCATTATTTTTTTTATATTCTTCATATTCATTTTTTGTCATGGGTGATACTATTAATTGATTTTTAGATTTATTTATTTGTTCTTTTAATACAGCTTCATAAATATCATTATTTTTATATGTATCTGTTAATAACTTCTCCAAAACAATTACATTTATCATTTCTATTAATTTTTTACATTCATTATCTGCATCTGATTGTGCATCATTACATAAATAATATAGTTGAGCTTGAGTATCTCTTTTATTGTTTGTGTCATTCATATTATATTATTATAATACATTTAATTATGACATTTATTTAAATAGTTGTTCAAAATTTCCTGGTAATTCTGTAATTTGTGTATCATAATGTTGTTCTATTTCTTTCAATTTCGATACATCACGTCTTGTAATAAAGTTAATCCCAACACCTTTCCTTCCCCATCTACCACTTCTACCAATTCTATGCAGATAAGTATGAACACATTTTGGAATATCGAAATTTATGACAACACTAATTTGTTGAATATCAATTCCTCTAGCTGTAACATTGGAAGAAATCATAACTCGATATTTTCCATTTCTAAAGTCTGCAAATGCAATGTCTCTTGTCGATTTATCCATGTTACTATGAATACAACATACAGGAAAGCCATCTTCATTCATTGCATCGTGTAAATCAATCACACGTTTAATACTATTACAATATATGATACATTGTGATAACGAAATATAAGAATATAAATCTTTCATAGCTAAATATTTTTGCTTGTCGTCATCCACTGCTACAAAGTATTGTGAAATACCCTCCAATGTTAATGCCTCTGTTTTTACGAAAATATTAATCGGATCTCTCATAAATTTACTTGTTATGTTGTTAATGTATTCTGGCAAAGTAGCACTAAATAAAGCAACTTGAATATCGTTACTAAATGTTTGAAAAATATTATAGACCTGTTCTTTAAAACCAGAAGATAACATTTCATCTGCTTCATCTAGTACTACTAATTTAATGTTTTTTGCTTTAATATTTCCACGACGAATCATGTCATAAACGCGTCCGGGACATCCAACAATAACATGAGGTGGTGTATTCCTTAATTTATTGGCATCTTCATCTATGGATGATCCACCTACTAATGTATATACGGATAACCCGTGCATCATGGAACCGATACTAGAAACAACGAGTGATATCTGTTTTGTTAATTCACGTGTAGGTGACATAATTAAAATTTGAGTTTCCGTTTTGGATAAATCAACTAAGGATAAAGCTCCTACAGAAAATGCTGCAGTTTTTCCTGTTCCAGATTGTGCTTGGGCTATTACATCCTTACCTTTCATAATAGGAACTATCGCTTTGCATTGAATTGGACTAGGTCGTTCGAATCCATAACCATAAATTCCTCGTAATAAATCGCTTGATATTTCCAATTCATCCCAGCTACGTATTTCGCTAAATGAATCTGTCGATTCGCAGTTGTTATTTTGTTCGGTCATTCTATATATATTTGGTTGTAGTTTTTAAATATATTTTGATTTATGTTATTTGTATCAATTTTTTTTATAATTCATTCTATGGTTTATGGTCTATGGTGTATATACGTAATTTCTTTATAAATATGTCCTTATTTGTTCGATTTTGCCATCTTCTCTCCAATCATAATAACAAATTTCAAATTTATCAGGATACGAAAAATTATAATCATAACACAATCCAATGCCATGATCTATATCAAACCCAAATTCAAAATAATAACTTGATTTATGTGCAAATTCTATTTCTTTCATTATTTCCATTTTTTTATTTATCAATGGGGTGACCATATTATATCGCGTGTCATGTTTATGTATTATATTTACATATTTGTTTCTTTTGTATTTTATTCTTCCGTCATATGCTAATATTATGTTTATAATATCTGTTGGTAAATGTGTGTTAAACATATAATATAGTATTATATTATATGTTATGATATAATAAAAAATGTTTATATTATAATAATAGTTTAAAATGTATTGGAATATGTTTAAAAAAATAATATATATAATTATATATATAATTATATATAAAATGATACCAAAATTAGTACATAATATATGGATACAAGGATATAATAATTTACCTGAAAATTTAAAAACATCATATAATAATATTAAAGAACTGAATCCAGAATGGGAATTTATTTTTTGGCATGAAAATATGATTATAGATTTATTAAAAAAATACCCAAACATTTACAAGGTTTATCAAAATATAGAAAATTTGCCTGGATTATTAAATATTCTAGCATTAAAAAGTGATATAGCTAGATATATAATTATGAAAAATATGGAGGATTATATTTTGATCTAGATTTTATATGTAGAGCTTCATTCAACCATTTATTTAATAAAAAAAAATATAAAGATTATACAATTTTTATTGCTAGTTCAAAAATAGATTTTTTAGATTATATATATCCCTTTTCCAAACCAAAATATTGTAGTTGTTTTATGGCGTTTAAAAAAGAACATCCTATATGGAATAAAGTATTCGATATTATCTTAAAAGCAACAAATGCATATGAAATAGGTTCAGCTTTAGATATTTCATTACAAAATAGTAATGAATATAAAATTATAGTTTTAAATCAAATAAATGGGCATTATAAATGTAAAAATCAAAAATCAATATGTTATACACCAGTAGAATCTTCATGGAATTTCATTCGTCCAATATTACAATTTATAAACTGTAATCATATACAAATATTTTTTATTTTTGCTATATTAATTATTTTTGCTATATTTTATATATTAAAGTATTATAATGCAGTATTACTCAGAAATATGCATATAATTAAATCAATCAAAAGAAAAAAAAATGATATAATATATAAATTTATAAATACTATATAAAAATATATATAAATATATACATAATCATGGCACAAGTATATAAATATACCATTCATGATATAAACAATATTATATTAAATGGATTCGAATACAAATTAAACGACGACGTTATTGAATTAATTTCAAATCTCACCTCTGAAGTGGGTTCACCTACGTATATTAAAACACCTAATTTTCAAAAACAAAATACAGAAAATGATGATATAAAGGCGCAAAAATATCAATCTAGATCGATATATGGACCTGGAGCAGGTGGCGGAAATGGTTGCGGAAATAGTAAAAATAACAATTCTATAAAAAGACATAAAGGAATATCAAACAAACAACATTTGGATCATGTCAAGGATGACGATTGGGAAACCATACGCACTTTTAGTACGACTAAAATGGAACAACATGAAGGTATTGACGTTTTCATAGACAACGTCCGTAGTAATTTAAATAAAATGTCTATTAAAACCTATGATGAAATTAATACAAATGTAACGTTCAATATTGATGAATTATTACGTGAAAACATTACTAATGAAGAAGCCCATAAAATCAGTAGTATAATATTTGATATAGTATCATCGAATCGTTTTTACTCAAAATTATATGCTAATTTATATTCTAATCTATTATCAAAATACGAATTTATTACATCCGTTTTTAAAGAAAAAGAAGCTTCACTCGGTGATATTTTAAATAATGTTTATTATGTTTCACCAGACGAGAACTACGATTTATTTTGTAAAATAAACAATGAAAATGAAAAACGTAAAGCGTTAATATCATTCTTTGTTAATTTGGTTTTCTATCATGTTATTACAGTTAATAAAATTGAAGATCTCTTGCTTCAATTACTAGACAATTTAAATGTTTTAATTAAAGAAGAAAATAAAAAATTTGTAGTAGATGAATATATTGAGATTATCTATATTCTTTATAATAAAGAATTATTCAATAATGAAAATACAAACATCAACAGTGATAATCACACAAAAATAGTAGAAACTATTAAACATCTAGCAGGAGTAAAAGTAAAAACATATCCAAGTTTATCCAGTAAATCTATATTTAAATTAATGGATATTGTTGAAATGTAGTGTGGATATAGTAGGATAAGTTATACGATAATTTGCAAATAAAGAGATTCATTATATTTTTATGTAAAGATAAATATAAATATATAATATTATAACATATAACATATAACATATAACATATAACATATAAGATTCATATGGTTTTATCAAAATTAAATAATAAGGTTAGTTACCCTGAGTTGAAAAAAATTCATCATGATGATAATAAAATGGAATCAGAATTGTATAATATTTTTATTCACGAATTGCCGGTTGTTGTCGCTATTGGTAAAGTAAAACGCGATTTTGAATATGAAAATATCTTGTACTTTCCTATTTATTTGATTAATAAGAACAACAAAGCGATTCAAATTGGTGTTTATGAAATTGACGCAAATTATCATTTAGAATATTTAAACGAAGATGGTGATTTGGATTTAGAGAGAAATGTTGGTTTAATGCCTCTTTTGTACAAATTCGCTACAAAATCAATGATTGACAAAGAACGATTGATTATAGAATCGGTAGAGGATGAGGAAGACCAGGATGAGGATGATGACGAAAAAACCAATACGGATAGCTTGATGGAGAGAAAATCTGATACAAAGCAAAAACATGTATCTACTAATATTATAACAATTCATGAAAACAGAAAAGATTTTTTTGTTTTGACAAAAGGTATAGAAATACCTCCTTTATTGAAAGAAGAAACAAAAACTAGCGCCAACGATATTATTCAAAAATACCATACAAAAACTTCCGATAATTGGATTGTTAAATACATGAAAAATAATTATTATGACATTGTTGAAAATGAAGGTGGATGTGATAGTTTTTTTTCATGTATAAGAGATGCTTTCTCTCAAATTGCTCAACAAACATCTATTCAAAAACTGCGCAAAAAGTTTGCCGATTGTATTTCCGAAGATATTTTTTTGTTTTACAAAGATAACTATGATCGGTTTTATAACACGTTAAATGATATAATAAAAAACGCAAAGGAACTGAATATCGAATATGATAAAATTCGACAACAATACAATAACATTTTGGACAGAAATGAAAAAAAATTATTAACAGAAAAGGGAAAATCAGTAAAAGCACAACATGATAAACTGATATTTGAAAAAAAATATGTATCGTTGTTTTTAAAAGAATTCAAATTTATGAAAACAGTAGATAGTCTGGAAAAATTTAAAAAACATTTGATGTCATGTGAGTTTTGGGGAAACAAATGGGCTATACAATGGGCAATTGTAGTCATGGAATATTGTTTGAATGTGAAATTCATCTTTTTTTCAAAGGAGTATTTCAAGGAAAATGATTATTCGAATATTATTCAATTGGGAATGGGAAATCATTATTTTCAATTGAAAGATGCATTGGAGAAAAAACGCAGGTTTGATCCTGATTACTATATTATGCTTATGATGGATCAACCAAAACAGCAGTCAGGTGTTGATTATAAATTAGTTAGTTATAGAAAAAAACATATATTTACTTTTTCGGAATTACCTTATTATGTCAAAAAAAACATTATAATTAAATACAATGAAAAAAATTCAGGCCTGTTTTCTGTCATACCCGAATTTCATCAATTCGTAAAAAATAATAAAAACAGTGGGAAAGAGAAGAATAGGGGGAAAACGGTCAATAGTTCGAATTCAATAGAGAACGATATACATGAGTTGGAAGAATTATCGGAAACTAGTTTAAGAGGATTATATGACGACAGTATCATGTTTATTTCTTATATACATTCAAATGGAAAACCCTTTCCTGGTTTAGGCATTGGAGAGAAAATAAGAATGGACGTTTTATTGGAATTTGTGGATCTTGCACTCATAGACAATTGGAGGAAAAAATTATCAAATGAATGGATACAACCTTTTACCTTAGACAATCATAAATGGAATAGTGTAGAACATTACTACCAAGCCTCTAAATTCAAACAAACCAATCCTGGGTTTTATATCAGTTTCTCTCTAGACACAGGTTCAGAACTTTCTAAAAATGTTGAAATGGCCATGTCCGCTGGTGGAACGAGTGGTAAATGGGAGGTTGATGGCAAGGACGATGTTTTGTTGCGTCCAGAAAACGTGGAGATTGATCCTGATTTTTATAAATCACGCTATAATAAAGAATTGTATGATGCACAGTACGCGAAATTTACTCAAAATAAAGAACTCACTGATTTATTGATGGCTACAAAAAATGCAAAACTAATGCATTATGTCAATAATAAACCATTGGAAGAATATAAAAACTTGATGGAGATTCGAGAGAAATTGAAGAGTTTGGACGGGGATGGACGACATGTGTAATATCGAGTAAATATGAGGAGGACCGTGATGTTTTACTTTTCAATAGGATAATCTGGTAAAAATGAATTATCAAAACCTTTTTTAATAGTCATGCATAAATAATCCATTGAAACTGCATCATGAAAAACGACTTCATTCATGCATTTATCATTACTTTTCCATGAATTTTCTTCATCTATTCCACATAAAGACGAGTTTTCTTTTATTTTTTCGACTGCTTCCTTTAAATTTTCAGGAAAATACGTATTATTTTCTGTTATAAATCCATTATTATCACTCACATTAATATGATAATTTGTTTTTTTTAATAAATTTCTTGAAAATATTAAACAATAATTTCCTGCATATAATTGTTCTGTTAAACGGTTATCCTTTGTAATTAAAGTAAAATAAGCACCTGGGTATTGCGATGCGTCTTCTTGATTGCTATTCACTTGTTTCCAATTTTCTGTATTTTTATCTTTAGTTATATGAATTAAATACAAAATATCATTCGGTATTTTTATTACATGTTTATTTTCATCATTGTAGTTTGTTTTAGTATGATGATATTTTTTTTTGGAACTATTTCTGGAACTATTTCTGGAACTATTTTTGGAACTATTTCTGGAACTATTTCTTGACCTTCTACTTTTGAAACTACTACGACTTCTTGATTTATTTCTGGAACTACTATTTTTTGATCTTTTACTTCTAGAGCTACTCATTTTTGTAAAATATCTGTATATAATATATATTATTTATATAATATAATATATATTAATGAAATTGACAAAATCAAGTGAGTTGTTATTAGGGTTTTTTAAAAATCACAAATGTATTCCTCTTGTGTCATCGAACAATATCTCGAAAAAAATATTTCGTAGTTTGTATAATGATATTTGTGAAGCTAATAATTATTTAGAATTTATTAATCGAGAGAGAAATGGTATGTTATATAAAAAAACAGTACAACACATTAAATCAAAAAATGATTTGCCTAATTTTAAAAATTTCGCATCCAATATATTTACAAAAGAAGTACAACATCACATTGACCTGAATATGAAATTAATAGTAAGGTATTCGCTTCAGATGTTTAATAGAAAAATCAATATCCATTTTATTATTGAACGCAAGGATTACAAAGATTCGGATAGTAAAACCCTGAAATACGACAAATGCGTGAATTGCATCTTGTTATGGTCCTATATATTAAACAAATATTCATCTATTCATTGTTCCAAAGATTGGAATATATATCTTTATTTTACCTCATTAGAAAAACAATTGCCTAATAAAAACATTCATCTGCAAGATAGTATACTAAACTACAATCACATTAATACTGGTTTTACAACCACATGCCCCCAAATATCTGAAATTGTTATTTTTAGAAAAGAAGAATGGTTCAAAGTCTTTATTCATGAAAGCTTTCATAATTTTGCTTTGGATTTTTCGGATATGAATGTAAGCGATTTAAACAAAGCTGTTTTGGATATTTTTCCTATTAAAACAGACGGTAATTTATTCGAAGCTTATACTGAATTTTGGGCCGAAATCATTAATATATCTTTTTGCAGTTATTTTTATTCGAAACCTGGTGATGGATTTGCTGGGTTTTTGACCAATGTTGATTGGTTAATACAATACGAGCGAATTTACAGTTTTTTTCAGTTGAATAAAGTGTTAAATTACATGGGATTAACCTATAAAAATCTTTATTCGAAAGACAAAACTAGCGCGGTGTTGAGAGAAACTTTGTATAAAGAAAATACCAATATATTTGCTTATTATGTGATAAAATGTATGCTTATACATAACTACAATGGGTTCCTAACGTGGTGTTATCAACATAATGGAGCGAGTAACATAATACAATTTTCTAAAACACAACAAAATTTGTATGATTTTTATTCCTTTATTAAAAAAAACTATAAAAGCGTTTCGTTTGAAAATAATGTCGATTGTATGGAAAAATACATGTTAAAATGGCAAAAAGATATGCGATTTGTCACTAGTGTTGGCGCTAGTGTTGGTGCTAGTAAAATAAAAAAATCACATGTGTATTATTTGCTTAATAATATGAAAATGTCTATATTTGAATTGGAATAGGTCGGGCTAGATAACAATAAATTAAAAAATTGAATTCCAATTAATGATGTTATTTATATGAATAAAATCATTATCTTGATATATCAATCACAAACATAAATTGCAAACATGGGCATAAAACTATTAAATAAATTTTTAAAAGAAAATTGCAAATCACGCGATTCTATTTATACAATTCATATGGCAAAGTTACAAGGAAAATGTATTGTCATTGATGTAAGCATTTATTTATATAAATATGAATCTGATAACACTCTAATAGAAAGCATATACACCATGATTTCTATATTTCGTCATTACAATATAACGCCTATATTCATATTTGACGGTGTCGCACCTACTGAAAAAAAGGAACTCATTGATGTACGGTTGCAAAAAAAACGCATTGCTGAACATGAATATTATAAATTGAAAAAAATGTCGCACGGATCTTCGGTTACTACATTCGAAAAAAATGAGATTGAAGAACAGATGAATTCGTTAAAGAAAAAATTTGTCTATATGAATAAAAATAAAATAAATAAAATTAAATTATTATTCGATTATTATGGTATAACTTATATTGATGCTCCTGGAGAAGCGGATCAATTATGCGCCTGGTTGGTAATAAACCAATTCGCTTGGGCATGTTTGAGTGACGACACCGATATGTTTGTTTATGGATGCAACCGTGTTTTACGATATTTCAGTTTGATAAATCATACGGCAGTGTTATATGATTATGACAATATTTTAAAAGAGTTAAAAGTTCAGCATGATGTGTTCAAAGAAATATGTGTATTGTCCGGAACCGATTATATGGAGGGTGTTGGTGCTGGTTCATTAAACATTATTAAAATTATGCAGTTGTATAAAAACTACTCATCGTGCAAAATTGATATGACATTTTGTGATTGGTTGGCTATAAATTCAAACATTCAAATTGATCGTGATTTGTTGGCAAAAATAAAAGGAATATTTGATATTACAAAATTAGATATGAGTGGGTTGGGCGCGGGTATGGGAACACATGAAAAAAATAATTTTAATAATAAAAAAATAGAAAAAGGAGATTTATATAATTTGTTAAAAGAAGATGGTTTCCTATTTCCATCTCGCAATTTGGTTAAAATATAAATAGTGGTGGATATGAATGTGTGGTTCGCGGTTATTTGATACTTTGTAATATTTTTTTGTTTATTTTTTCATATCCTAATTCGTTTGTATGAAACCCGTCGTTCATAAAATAGTTGATAGTTGACAAAGTTAACTCTTTATTCACATTTACATAGTGCAAATAAGGGGTTTTTATGGAACAAAAATCACGCAACCGGTTGTTAATGTAATTTATATCTTCTGTTTTAGATTCTTTATATGTTTTCGGTGATTTAATCAATGAAATCACTATGATTTTACTGCTTGGAAATATTTTGTGAAGTTCCGTCAAAAACACGCGCGTGTTATTTATGATTGTTTTATTGGCTATGTTATCAAACACATCATTTATCCCACAATAAAATACTATGTATTTTGGTTTTTGTCTTATATCACTTGTAATATAATCAGTGTATTTGGTTGATAATAAATCAGTTGTGGTTAATTCTGAAATTCCTCGATTTATGGTTTGCTCGTTTTTACCATGCAATGTAAAATCTTTCCATTTTCTAATGGTACTAGATCCGATCAATAATATAGTATTTACCATATACTATATTATTTTATTTTATTTGTTGATGTTTGTGGTTTTTATTGGTTTTTATGAGATGGATATATTGATATGGTTATATTTAAGCTGAAGCAGTGACTCCACCACCAGCAACTAATTCTGGGGTAGCCTTACCACCAGCCTTGGCGAAGTGAATACACATGAATTTTTGTAGATTGAAATAGGTAAGCTCTTCGTTTTGCTTAATCTTAAGAAGGGATGCTAGTTTCTTATCTGGAAGAATCTTACGACCATTGGTTGAATCTTGAAGTTTGTTAGCACGAATGTAAGCATTAATATCCTTGGTAACATCGGTACGAGCCATTTCTGAACCAATTGGCTTATCTAAAAACTTGGCTAATTCATCACTGATACGGGTTGGTTTAACAAAACCAGATGGAGCACGGTTGCCTGACTTTCTCTTGCGCTTGGTGTTTAGCTTTTGAGATGCCTTTAATTCACGAAGATACATCTTCTCGATATTTTTGAATTCAGGCTTTAAAGAAGCTATTAAGTTACCTATTTGCTGTAGCTTTGCAGTGAAATCAACTCCCTTTTCAGCAATACTGTTTTCAACTTCAACAACTTGATCGACTGGAGCAGTAACTGATTCTGCGACGGCTACTGGTGCGGTTTCAACTGGTACTGAAACAACTTCCTTTGGTGCTTTTACCTTCTTAACTTTCTTTTCAGTTGGTACTGATGTTGATTCTACAACAACATTTTCTTGTTCTGGTTGAGCGCTTGATGCTTTGGTTTTGGTTACAGTTGACTTTGCCATTTTTTATATACTATCTAGTAAAGTACTTTTTAAGTTATTTAAGACTAATATATATTTATTCACACCAAACATCATAACAAAATTATATTCTACATGTTGCGTCGTGATTTTCTCTAAATGTTTTACTGGTTTATAAAATACGCATATATAAATCGAGAATTTCATTACACCAAACATCTAGTAATTTCTCATATAAAAACAGATAAACAGACCAACAGACAAACAAACAGACAAATCATTATTTATGAAAAGGGTTATAATCATTATTGTCACAATAAGATATAGCACCAATTGATTGCAATTTTTTTATTATTTTAGGGTTGGTTTTTTTTAAAAAATTACCATTTATGTTTTTTCTAAAGTTATTTTCTTCTTCTTTGCTAAAGAATTTATATCCTTTACACCCTTCATTGCAAAATACTTGTTTACATGCATCAATTCTAAATTTTCTATCCGCTTTTGTTGGATTATATGAAAGTTTATTATCCGTTGCAATTTTTTTGAATTTTTTTTCAATTTCAGGACTATAATCATTTTTACAGAAATTATCACATGAACCACCCCCCTTTTTCAAAGTTTTGTTTTTTTTATTATGAAAACGTAATCCTAATCGTAAACGTTTTTTACTTTTTTTATTCATATAAATATGTAAATATTTTATATGAATTTTATATTGGATTTTAATAAACAAACGTTTGAAATAACCATGGGAGTGCCATTGCAGCGTTTGTATTAACAATTGTCAGTGCTCCTAAAACATAATAACAACCTAATGATTTGTTATCTCTATCAACACCATTTGTCACTATTTTTTCAATCACTTCAATAATCTTTTTTCTCATAAAATAAATATCATGATTATGACACAATTGAACAAACGAAAATCCATTAAAAGGATCACCATTTGGTGGATATATCGCTCTTTTTGTTTCTGGTGTAATTTGAGCTCTATAATCCCATATATCAATCAGTTCTCTCATGTATCGGATTAATTTTATGCGATCTAAATCCATAAACCATGATGGATTACTATAATTTCCTAATGAATCCATATATTGAAATACATCGAGTATTTTCAATTCTATACCCTTCTGATAGGTAACTTCAAACGATGGTGTTTTTATTATCGTATCTACCTGTGAGTCCAATATTTTACTCAATCGTATAAACAATTTTACTTTTGCTAGTACTTCGTCTGGTATTTTAATCCTGTTATACGGATTTTTCACTTCACCATTTGACTTTGTAATCAAGTTGTAGAGAGAAATCACATCAAACCCATAGACAAAATTATCGACATCTTTGTAACTGAAAAATAAATTATTAGGAATCGATGATAAATCGTCCATTGTAAAAAAATCATTTGCGTTTGTACAAATATCACGGTTATTGTGTGCAGGACCGTGCAATGAATTATATATCCTTTGAATATGACCCCGATACATTTTTTGAATTTTGATAATGTAAAATGACAATTTCAAATAATTATGCAATCTGTTTAATAATTCGTTTTTATTTCCTGATTGTTTCAATTTGTGAAATTTGATAAATTCTTTTAATTGTTGGATATTATAATTATGTTGAAATAAAACATTATAGTTGTGTATTGTTGGAATAATCACATTCGCATCATCTATTTTATTCAATTTTTTTGTTTTTTTTGTTTTTTCTTTTGCGGATGTGGACGCGTTTGTTGTTTCAATATTTGAATTATATTTTATAAAAATATCACTCATGTAATCATCTATTAATTCGTTTGTTTTTTTCATTTTGCGATTATGGTAATAGTTGTTTAATTAATATTCTAAATTCTAAGTATGTTTATATTATTATTTGATATATTTTTATATTATATATATAATACATTATTATTTTTACTATCACTGATTAGCTATGTTTTGTGTAGATTTTGTGTAAATAAAATAAATATTGCTTTCAAAATGGTCATTTTTGAATTAAAATTTTTTTACAATTAAAAAAAAATTGATTTAAAAGTTTTGTTAGTAAAACTATTATAATTACAAAACAAAAGCTAACAACAACAACTAACAGCTAAACAAGCAAATAAACTAACTAACTAACTAACTAACAAGAGTATTACCTTAAAACAGAATTACCTTTCGTTCTTTTAATAATAAAATGACTGAAATGATTACTCCTGCATCTAAATTCGTATCAAATGATATTAAATATACTTCACCAAAAGCTAACTCATCGGGTGGTAAAGCAATTAATATTCTAAATAAAAACACAAACAGTACCTTACGTTTATCAACACCTCTCATGCTTACATGGGGTGCATCTGATTATGTTGATCAAAATGGTCAAGGAAATGGTAAATATGAAATGTCATTGCAATTTCCTAATGACGAATATAAAAATGAAGAAACAGATTTATTCCTTAAAAATATGAAGGATTTTGAAGACAAGATCAAGGCTGACGCTTTGACATATTCTAAGGAATGGTTTGGTAAAAAGCACCCTAATGCTGAAGTTATTAATGCTTTATGGACTCCTATGTTGAAGTATAGTAAAGACAAAATTAGTGGCGATTATGATGTGACAAAACCACCTAGATTGGTTGTAAAACTTCCATTATGGGAAGGTGTTTGGAGATGTGAAATTTATGATGTAGATCAACAAAGATTATATCCAGATGTTAGTAATCCTGGTGTATCACCTTTGGATTTATTGATCAAGGGAAGTAATGTAGCAGTCATTATTCAATGTGGTGGATTATGGTTCGCAAATGGTAAATTCGGTATTACTTGGAAATTATCACAGGCAGTCGTTCAAAGAAAACAAACGTTTGCATTAAACGGACAATGTTTGATTCAATTAAATTCCAGTGATAAGGAAAAATTAAAGAAAGCACCTGCTGTTGAATCAAGTGTTGAAGTTGAAATGGCTTCAAAAGTAGCTGTCGAAGATTCAGATGATGATGAAGAGGAAGTCGAAGAAGAAGACGAGGATGAGGTAGAAGAAGAAGACGATGCGCCTATACAAGCTCCAGTTCCAGCTCCAGTGGTTGAAGTAGTTGTGCCACCTCCTGTACCTGCACCAGTTGTAGTAGAAGCAAATGAAACAGCTACTGTTAAAAAAAGAGTTGTTAAGAAGAAAACAACTGCTTAATTGCTAGATAGTTTTATATAATTATAAATGTAAATGTAATTTAGATATTGAATAAAAATAAGATACTAGTTTATCTTATTTTTTCTTTTGGGTGTTTGTTGTGTTTGTTGTGTTTGTTGGATTATCTTAAATTGTTGTGTAGTAATTCATCTAATAATTTTTTATTTGATTCTACTATTTTGTTATATAATAATATAATTTCCATTTTTTTATCGTTTGATAGCGAGTGTATAAAATCAATATTTTCTGTAGTTAAGGGTTTATTATTATGTATATCATGTTTTAATTTTTTATAAATATTATTATAAAGTTTATTGTTGGTGGTTATGGTGTTGATGGTGTTGGTCGTGTTGGTGTTGATGGGATTACAAGAATTATAGGGATCGTATGGATTGTATAACTTATTCATGATATAATTATATAAATTACTATTTTTTATTATTTAATAATAAATAATAAATAAAAATAATATAAAAACTTACTGTTATGTTAACATACATAGATACATACAAATATGTTCTCCGTTCTAAATAAATCTGCTAAATGTGCTACTGCAATAAATATGAGTGCTTTTAAATCTGTTTTACAACCAAGATATTTATCATCTGTGATGAATTCATCTGCTACAGCTATGAATGTTTATAAAGAATCATGTTATTTCAAAATCGATTTTAAAATCAATGAAGAGATGACTGTCGCTGAAGCAGTTACTCGTTTCTCTGCATTCAATATTGGTTGTTTAGCTGTTACTGACAAACAAGATAAGGTTGTCGGTGTTTTTTCTGAGCGCGATTTAATTACAAAAGTTTGCGCCCAAAGCAAATCTACTCATAGTGTTAAAATTAAGGATGTATGCATTTATTCACCGAATATTATCATTGCAAAAAAAGATGATTCTCTTGAATCATGTATGAGTAAGATGATGTTTAAGGATATTCGTCATTTATTAGTAGTCGATGATAAAAATGAAGAATTCATTGGAATGATCTCCATCAAGGATCTCATTAAAGAAATCATCAAAAACAAAACTGATATTATTACTCGTTTGAGTGATTTTAAAATCGGAAAAGGTGCTTATTTTGGCAGTGAATAAATAATACGATTGAGTGTTGATAGTTGAGTGTAAATTTATTATGATATTTTTTGAATATCATAATATGTCATGGATGTGTGTATTTACACAAAAAGTATATTAACATGAATACCCGCTTTTTTATGTTTTGCTCTACTATTGTTAATTTGGGTGGTGGTGGTATTATTAGCATCTATATCTGTATTTGTACTATTATCCAAAAAATCATGTATCTCTGATATTAAAACACCTTCATTCGGTATAAAATACGTTTGGTTCTTTCTAACTTTCAATTTTGCATGATTTATATAATATGTCTTTTTACCTAACTGAAATTCGATATTTTCGTTGTCAAACAAATCCATATTGAATGGCACCTCTAAATCTACATATAAAATATTATTATCATCGATTGTTATATTTGAAGGCAACTCAGGGACACATTTTACGATTATATCACCACATGACCCATCAAAATATACCTCGCTATTCCACAGTGGGACAAAATAGGTTGAATCACCTATTTTCAACTTATATATATTATCGTCTAATAAATCATCTATCGATGGATTCAATATATATACTTCGTCATTCTTGTATTTTTCTACTATAATATCGCGAATTGTGTTGATGATATCTTGACTGATATACAATATATTCTTGTATTTGGAGAGAAAAGTGTAGATTTCTATCGATCTCTCTTTATCCATGGTCTCAAATAGCTTGAGGGATATTTGTGTGCAACCATTCAAAATAATATGAATTACGTTGTTTAATAGTGTTTTGTCTATTGTAGAAGCACCCTCTTTAAACATATTATCCATAAACATGTTCAGTATATTGGCGTAAGAAAATGAGTTGAACGCGTTAGAGGCGTTAGAGGCGTTAGAGGCGTTAGAGGCGTTGAATGTTGATGCTGAACCAGATGCATCATTCTCTATTTCCGATTTTAAATAAAAATATGCATCGTTTATTTTTTGAAATTTTTCTTTGGATTCTATCGTGTTCCCATTTTTATCTGGATGATATTTCAATGCTAATTTGTGATATTTTTTCTTTAATTTTTCTAAAGATATATCCACTGAATTAATTTCCAATGTGTCAAATGCTTTTTGTATATCCATCTTGTGTGCTTCTGGTTGTCAGGTATCTATTTAATTATCTATGTAATGTCTAAATAGATAATTGATGTAATTAATTGTTTTTATTGTTTTTAACCTTAGTTATATCTTCTTTTTTTGGTAGTGTTGGCTGACTGTTTTCTAGGTTTGCGTTTTTTTGCAATTGGTTCCATCACGTCCAAATCATTATCTATCGAATCATGGTTGCGATGATCATTATCGTTATCTTTATCGTTATCTTTATCGTTATCGTTATCGTTATCAAAATCGTCGTTTCCATAGTAATCACTAAAAAAACTTACACTCTTCTTCGGTTTATTTTTTGATGTCGTATTTTTGTTTTTTCCCCTACGTTGATTAGATCCACCGCGGTGGACAGATTTGTTTAACATTTCTTCATGTTGTGATTTGTCGTTTTCATTGTCGTTGTCATCCAAAGAAAAAGCACCACCCATGTTATAAAAATATTATATACTATACATTATATAATATTCCAACTATTATAACTTATATTGTAAATTATTTTACAATAGTATCACTCTTCCTGTATTACATGCACTATTTTACATAGAGAGTAAACATAATTTTCTATGTGGTATATTGGTCGATAGTTGTTGTTGTAATATTGAAAAAATCGATATGTTTTTATTAAAATTATAGACAATTTTGCTTCGTCAAGATAATTATCATTTATTAATGTTTTTAAAATATACCAAACACATTGTGAAATATTCAAATTATAAATTAATAAATCATACAACGTATCTCTAAATTTCAAATATCGGATATTTTTATAATTTTTAATGATATCGATAATTTTGTTGCAAATAATTTGATAATTATCATTCATTATACTACTATTCTGTTTGTCACTTATGTTTTTAACAGAGGTTTTTTTTGTGGTTTTTTTAAGTGCGGGTTTTACAGTGCTACTATTGGCTTTGTTTGTTACATCTACTGTTTCGAGGGGTATAACTTGATTTTCATTTGAATCCACATTCATATGCAACTCTTTTATATTTTGTATCTCATCTAAATTTATATTTTTCGCTAGTGATATATCCGACAATTTACATTTGTTATATACGGCTTTGGTAGGTCTAGGTACCCTAATTATTTTACAACAATTTACTATACTGTCAGGTAAAAAACTAACTTCTTCTGTAATTATTACAAATTTCAAATTTATATGAGTATTTATGGACTGCATGTAACTATAAAAATTGTCTAATAATTCACTATGTATTTCATGAAAATTCTTGCAAACGATAATACCTGATTTGTCCGTCTTTGAAGATATAATATCAACAATTTGCTGATATATATCATGCCACAATAATTTTGCATTGCACCCTAATAACCCCATATCTATCTCATAATGAATGTCACTTATTTTAAACAAAAACTGCTTTTTGTCAAATGATATAGTTAGTTTTTTTTCATATTTTAAATTAGACGGACTATATCGTTTAATAAAACATAACATTTGTGTATATTTCCCCACCCCGGATGGACCGTACAATATAATATTGTTCAATTCGCTTATTTTTTTTGGCATTGTTTTGTATATTTTTTCTAATTTTGTATGCATATTTATCTTTTTATTGGATATAATATATTCTTCATAATGTGTGTCATAAAATTTCATGGTTGTGTGTGTGTGATGTTATATTATTTGGTGTATATTCTTTATTTGTTATTTTTAACTAATAAACTAAACTGAGTTATATCTTCAATTGCACAAAATACTTAAAATTATTATAATAAAATATACCATACAAAGGCCATATTAATACAAAAACAAAGACATACAAAATGAATATTATTAGTTATATCGATAATTACAAAGAAGAATATGTATATTTTAGTGACCCTATCTACAATACAATCATAAACATACCCAACAGTAAATTTATACGTATTTTATATTCTACAAAAGAAGTTATATTAAATGGTATATATATTTACATACCATTAAATGATGTTACTTTAGAAAAATATTATAACAAATACAAGTGCATATTTTCAATGAGTCTTCAAAATAAAGAAATTATTGACAAAATAAAGCAAATTGAATATAATTTATTAAAAAAATATAAGCATATATGTAATAATAAAACACCTCAATATAAAATTAGTGATCAACTACGCACTGGTTTTATTAAAATATTTAATAATGTTACATCAAAATACAGCTGTAATAATTTTTTATTGAAAATATCGGGAATTTGGGAGACTACCAATGAATATGGAATTACATTTAAATTTTCGGCTATTTAATGGGTTTTATGTATAATTATTATGAAGAAGAGGTGGTAGAAGAAGAGGTGGTAGAGGAAGTTGTTGATGATGGCTGAGCTTGAGGAGGCAACGGACATGTGATACAGTCTACCGGATAATCCACTATTACTATTTTAATTATTCTTATTATGTAAAAATTGACTATCGACATTAACACTATTAAAGAATTATACATTGGGTTACTAATTTTTCCATTTTTACTAGTATTTATACTATAATACAACATGGATGTTTGAAGTATGGTTAAAATAATAAATATTTTACTAAATATACTATAATCGTTATTTAAATTAGTATTTGTAACAATGGATTTATTTACTGTTATTAAATATAACAAATATCCCAAATTAAGAACCATTAAAATAAATGGAACTACATATAAAAATAATATTCTAACCAAACTTTCCTTTTTTTCATTGACTTTATTATAATTATATAAATTGTGTAATGTGTATCCAAATAAGAAACTCGTACCAACGATTAATAATGAATAGGATGCTACAACTGACATGTATGATGTGGTTCCTGACATCATAAAAAAAGCTATTAATCCTGTTAGTGCTCCACTAAATAATAATACAACACATAGAATTTCATATATTGATTTTACTCCTACCATAGAAGATGTAGAAGTAAACATCCAATACAATAAGAATAAAAATATAAATGTTTTGAAGAACCCCATTGTTTTTATAATGTATGTTATATATAATATCTTATTTTATTATATATAATATAAAATATTATATAAAATATACCTGTTATATTTTTATTATATTGGTATTATAAAATGTCATACAATTTGAATATTACACACCCTTTAATTGAAAATGTACAAAAATATACTTATTACAAAAAAACTGTTTCTATTCACTCTGAAGATCGTGATAGTTTAAAATACCCATTATCTAGTCAATTTGAGTTTACTTTGCCTCAAGATTATTTAAACGTTCAGTCTGTGAAGTTGTCTTCATGGTCTTTTCCATTTAATATGAATGTATTTTCAGCTTCTAATAATAATGTAACACTTACATTCAAAATAAATAAACCATATAATCCTGGTGAATTTGATGTACCTAATATTTTACAAAATGCTATATTTGAAGCATTATATAATTATTATAATGATGGTAACTACTTTTCTATTACAATAGAAACTGGAAATTACAAACATTTACAAATGGCAACTGAATTGCAAAATAAAATGAATCATGTTGTTACTGTTTATTTGTTGACGTATTTTTCTGAATATCATCCATATTTAATACCTGATTTTGAATCTAATGGTGGTTATTCTGGTTTTGTTGTCGTTTATAATGCAGTTGGAGATAAAATATGGTTCGGAAATACACGTGACGGTTTCATATTAACAAATGAAACAGTTAATATTGCACAACTTCAAGTGGATGCATGTAATCCTTATAAAAATACAGTTCCTAGTTTTTATGATAATGGATTACCAGGACGTTTAGGATTTACCAGATGCAATAGTGATTCTATTAAAGTGTTGGACATTAATGAAGTTCGATTTTATTATGGTGACGTTAATAAAGTGGGTGACGACGGTTATTGGTTAAAACCAGATCCAGCATTAATAGGAAGCACATGTTATTTCATAGAACCACTTTTTAAACTGAATATTGAGCAGATTGTATCTTTTTATGTTGATATTCAATTACTAAATTGTATAGATGAATTAGCTCCGTACAACTTATCCACGTTTACTATACAAAATAGTCAAACTAATGGCGTTGTAAACTCCGCTTTTGCAAAAATATCATCTGAAAATTTTGCAAATAACAACAGTACCAATTATTTTGGATATGATAGTATTCCATTTAAATATTTTGATCCTCCTGCTGAAAGAATTCGTAAATTATCTATTAAAATACGAAATCATGACGGCAGTTTAGTAAATTTTAGTAATTTACCTTTTACATTTACATTGGAATTTGGTTTAATGATTAATTCTGCGTTAAAAGAATACAAATCATATATACCTAAGGCGAATTAAGTGTTATAATCTTGTATTACACATCTATATGGCAGTTCTCTCGGATCCATTTTTTTACATTGTCTTCTGTTTCCTCTATTACATTTCCTTTGAATCCAGTCAATGAAATGAATCGGGGTTTTTTCATTTTTTGTGTTTTATAAAAAATGTAATTTCCATATTTTCCGTCCCGGATGCTTAGAGTTTCCGTTATATGACGAACTATTTTTGAGTGTGGATTGGATTGCTGAGTTTCAGTTGTTGTACCAGTACCACCAAACAAAATAGGAACTACTTCTTCCAGTGTTATATTAGATATTGGTCTATTACCAAAACATTTGAGAGATTTTTTCATTTCACCACAAACTGCGTAGGTTCCAAATTTACCCGATTTTATGATGATGTCATGTTGTTGTTGGTGATTGTTGTCTGGTTGCGTGGAAACCTCCCATTTGCCTAAGTTGTTTTCATTCGGTTTCGAATTGGGTGAGGTGCTATCGATGGTAGTTGCATCTACCAAATCGGTGAGTTTGTATTCACCTCTTTTTAATTTTTCTATATCCAGTTGTATATCCTTTCTTATGGATAAAAAGGTAATGTCTTCTTTCGGTTTTGGCTTTCTTCCCCTCTTTGATGTGTCTCTTGTGGAGAGAAGTTCCTGGGTTTGGAGTGGTGGTGTTGCCGATTGAACACATTTGATAACCGGTCCATTTTTCGCGATTATATAATAGTGGTTATCATCTATTTTATATTCGATCTTTCTTGGTTTTACAATTGCTTTTGGTTTTGATGGTGAGGTGGTGGATGTTTCAGAGGAATCGATTAGATCATCTTTTTGTTGTTGACTACCCATGTCGACCAACTCCTTGATTAAATCCAAACATTCTTTGCAAACCTCGTTGTAGTCCTTCTCCCCTTTTGCCACTTTATCCAGATCATTCTCCATCCTTCCAGTAAAATCATAATCGAAGAGGGAGAGAAAATGATTCTCCAAAAAATCCAACACAATCATACCCAACGGTTGAATCACTAATTTTGATTTTTCATTTCCTATTTCTCTCGAAGTCTCTATCTCGTAGATGTCGCTTGGGGATTTTGTTCTGTCATCGTATTCTATTTCATAGTCTTTGCATAGGAGTGATTGACCTTTCACATCTTGTTTCACTGCATACTCTTTTTCCTGAATCTTGTCAATTAACATGGAAAACGTAGAGGGACGACCTATTCCTTTCTCTTCTAGCAACTGGATCAATTTTGCCTCTGTATAATGCTGTTTTTGGTTTTTTATGGTAAGCGTTGCGGTAATCTTTTTGTATAAAACTGGGGTGTTGATAGGAAGATGTAACAAATATATGTAATGCTTCTCACTTTGAGATGGCTGTGTTGGAGAGAAACCAGGGTCAGCGATCTTCCATCCAGCAAAAACGAGTTGCTCTGTGTGATATTTATAGTGATATGTGTGGGGGATCTGAGTGTTCTGGTTGTTCTGGCTGTTTGTAGTAGCACCCGGATGGATTTGGATCTTTGCTGTAAAAGTATTATACTCGGCATCTGACATGCAACTTTGCAACGTATTTCTCCAAATTAATTTATACATCTTTTTCTCTCGGGGAGTGAATTTATCAGAGTCTATGTGTTGCATTTTTATATTAGTGGGTCGAATGGCTTCATGTGCTCCACCAATTGTCTCGTTTGTCTTGGTTTTTGCGTTGGATTTGGGGTTGGATTGTTTTGATTTTTTTGATTGGGATTTGGTATTGGTTGTTGTTGTTGCGGTTGTGAGTGTAGGTGTATTGTCCTCTCCTAATAAATGCATATTAATGTTTGGATTCAGGTATTTTTCATCATATTTTTGTAATATGTATTCTTTTGCGGTTTCTATAAACTCGCCACTATATTTGTTGCTATCCGTTCGCATATAGGTAATATAACCAGCTTCATATAGTTTTTGACATATTTTCATTGTTTCTTTGGGTGACAAGTGTAACTCATTACTGGATACTTGTTGCAATCTCGACGTTGTAAATGGACCGGGTGGTACTTTGAATGTTCTCTCTGGGTTGGTGCGACTATATATGTGATTGTTTGCATTGTTGGCGGAATATTCTAAAAAATCCAATACGGGTTCCTCTTGGGGTGGGGTTGATGTTGTGGATGCAGTAGGAATGTCCTGGTTCAATTCAAATGGAATGCATTGATTTGTGAAATATCCGGTTATCTTATATACTTTTGTACCAGGGTTTGTACGAATTTCCTTTTCATTATCATATAAAAGACGTAACGCAGGTGTTTGACATCTACCCGCGGAGAGAGCGTTTTTAGAGTTGTACGCTATGTATTTCCATAATAGTGGAGAGATGTGAAATCCGACAAAAAGATCAATCATTTGTCTTGCTTGTTGAGCGTAGACAATATTCATGTTGATGGTGGATGGATTGCGCATGGATTGTTCTATGGCGGTCTTGGTAATTTCATGGAAAATAATGCGCTTGGTTGATTCCGGGTTTAGTTTGAAAAGCATACAAATATGCCATGCTATGGCTTCACCTTCTCTATCATCATCTGTGGCTAGGATCACTTCTCTCGAATGGGCGATTTCTTTTCTTAAAACTTCAATGTGTTTTTTCTTGATTGCATTGTCGATGATCGTGAATTGGGGTGTGAATGTTGCATCGGTTATTTGAATATTTTTCAGGGTGTTTAATTCTCTCAAATGGCCGTAACTAGCCATGCACTTGTATCCGGGACCGAGGTATTCTTCGATTTTTTTGCACTTTGCAGGGGATTCCACAATAACAAGTGTTTTTTGGATTGTTGCGTATTTATTTGACATGTTTTACGGTTTATTATAATAGATTTGTCGTGGCTATTATAATAAGTATGGTTTAATTTTTAAGTTGGTTGGTATTTATCTGTGTTTATCTATGTTTTCTTTGTGTTTTGTTTGGTTTTCTCTTGGTTTTTGATTTGGTGTGTTTTTTGGATTTGCGGTTAGATTTGCGGTTGGTTTTGGTTTTGATTTTGCGATTATAGGATTTGTATTTTTTGGGTTGTTTGCGCTTGTTTTTTCTGGTACCACCCCAACCAATTAGTGTCGGTATATTTCTTTTTTTATATACTTGTTTAGCTTTTGCAGCATTTTGTTTTTGAATTGCTTCTACTACTCTTTTCTTTTTTTCATAGGGTAGATTAATACCTTTACCTTTATTTTGACGACGAAATATGTTTCTTATAGAAGATAAGATATCCGATCTAGGACTAAGATTCGATCTAGGAGAATTCGATTGATCTTCATCACCATTATATCTCATTTGACTATCTAGTGGAGATTTCAGACTTAAATTATCATTATTATAAGGTTTTGGAACATAATCCCCAAAAGTAGTACCTTGTTTCGGATAAGGGAATACAATTGTATTATTATTATTGATTCTTATATCATCAGGATCACGTTCATTATCTGTATCATCTAAATCATCACCTTGACTTTGCTCTAGTAATGTTGATTCAGAAACCACGCTTGAATTGTCATTATCATCAACACCAACAGGAATTCCTTCTTCGTATTCGTCTGGATCGTTAGATTCTTGATTAAAAAAATTAATAAAATTATCTAAAAAGGCAACACTAATATATTTATCTTCTTCATCATTATCACGTATTGTATTTTCTAATGGACTATATAAATCATTATTCATAATTCTTTCTACAAAACTAAAATATAGATCTTCATCTGTGTATGTGTATAATTTTCCTTCTACTTCAGTAGTTTCAATGTTATTTCTTAACAAATAATTATTTAATAATGTAAAAAAAACAGGTTTTTTGTTATATTCTCTATACATCGGAGCTTTTTCAGCAACCCTTAATAATTTCCCTAATAATCTACTATTATCTTGTTTCAAAATATTTTCTACTATCGTAGTTAATATGGGGACACTAAATTGTTGTTTTAGTAGGGGGGTCTCTTGTCCTATCAAATAACCAAGAGAGTTTGGAAATTCATTCATTATAATAGTTATAATGAATTCTAATTCATATATCGAATCTAAACTATTATACAAAAAACTTTCATCGCCATCTAGATAAAAAATTATAAATTCTTCCAACATTATATCTGCCGTACATAAAATTTCGTTAATGTATCCAGGATTCAGTTTTGGATTATGGTCAATTATATCCAATTCATATAAAGGCATTGAATTTATGATGTACCAATTTATTTCTCGAATACTCATATTTAAAAATTCTATTTGGTCTTTTGTCAAATCACCTCCCGATTGAATTTTATAATTATCTATACTACCTCCCCTAGTAAGTTGTGGTTGTTGTATTTCACTCCTCTCTATCCAATATTTACATCTTGACATATACATATCATTATAATAACCTATTTCAGTAGCGTATATTGATAAATCAAGTGGTCTAGGTTGTGTATTTGGATAAAATATTGAAAATTGCTTTAACATATTAAATATAAGATTATTAGAATTGTTCCTTTGAATTTCCGCTGCCACTGGATCTGTAGAAGGAAATAATATTCCTTGTATTTTTAAAGATGCTTGAAAAAAATTAATCATTATAGGATTATCCGCATAATTTACTGTCTTCGCTGTTCTAGAAGGTCTAACGTCACCATCCCCTCTAGCCGTTTTATAACTGAATATTGTTTTAATACCTTTGTCTATTTTTTCCAAAGAATCATAATCATAAGAATTAGGGTAATGATGCTTTGAATCTATTGTTTTTGCAAAAAAATTGCCATCTGTTACTAATTCACCCCATGGTTTTATTGTTCCATTTTCATTATATCGAATATTTAATATTTTTGATATTTTACTTATTGATGCATCTGTAGCAATTTTTGTATCTCTCTCATTAATTAAATCAGTTAATTTTGAATCTTCTTCGGATGAGTTATCACTATTAATTTTATTTATAATTACATTATCATTATCTATAGTTATATTATAATTATTTCCATCATTTTCAAACTCTATAGGTGTAGGTGTTGCTGATATGTTAGAATCTAAATCTTTAACATAAGGTACTATATATTTTAATGCATTTTTCATAAAAACAAAATGTGAAATCAACTTACCTATGGAATTACGTTCTTCTTGTTCAGTAATATCAACAATTGTAATTGCATTATAATCTGCATATAATTTTTTTAGTTGTGAAATATAGCTACAAATTGTTTCTAAAATAAAATTTCCTATATATGAAGATACACCTATTGTATCGCTTTTAAAACGAAAATTTTTTGTAATGCCACATTTACTTAAAGTTTCTAAAACACTAAAATCATGATTTAATATTGGTAATTCATTTAATGAATCAATAGCATCTTCTATAGTATTAATATGAGAACTAATAACATTTAATAACATATGTTGATCTCTTTGAAAACGATATAATATAAGTTCATCATCGTTTATATAAACACAATTGAGTTGTTCGAATCTCGTTTTTAAATTACATAATCTATCGCCTGATCCTAATACAATTTTTTGCATCCCGCTTTCTATTAATTTGTTACAAGCATCGGGTGGCCCCCAATCACCATCGCGCTTCATATCTAATAATAATTTTTTATATTCATCTTTATTACTATCACTACCAAATCTAGTATAGATATCATTAATTTTCATAATACTACTTGTTGCTGGTGATGGAAATGTACCTATACCTCCATTATGATACATACATTTTGCCAAGTATGTTACACCGGGTCCTTGATTAGTATTTTCATCATACTTCAATGACACGATACTATTCGGTGAAATTTTTTCTATATTAAAATCAAAAGCTGTATTTTTTTTTCCTGCACCAAATTGATTATCTGTAAAATAAATATCAAAAATACCATCTGTTAAAACATTGCTGGAACAATTATAACGGGCACCGTCAGGTGTTGATGTTGATATTGGAAATTTATATATTATACGTGTAGGAGATTTATTAAAATGTCCTATGGTAGTACAAGCTGAATCTGATATATTTTGAGGTATAATTAAATTTTTACATTGTTCAAAAGTTTCTAAAAATTTATTAAATATTCCGGAACCACCATCAAACGTAAAATTAATTTCATTATTTTGATCGTCACTTTGAGGGAAATAAAATTTGGTAATGAATTCTCCTATTTTTTTTTTTTTATCAATTGGAAATGTAGCAAAACTTGCACCATTATCGAATTCTAATTCTACAATATCTATATCAGAAATACTCGTAAGAAATTCATCAACATTGTTATTAAAAATCGTATTGATTTCGTTATATAAATCATCATAGGTATATTTCTTTCTTTTATTTGTTCTTAATTCTGCTTTATATTTTTGTTCGTAATATGAAACTGTCTCATCTTCTATAGTACTAATCGCTGATACTTTTCTATTGGTTAATTGTTTTATATAATCCATAATATTATTTGTATTATTTAAAACAATATTACCAATACCATTCAAAAACGGATATGCAAATCTGGTTATATCATCCTTAATAACACCTCGTAAATTTTCTGGTACTCTTGTACCTTTTAAAAAATCATGCATATTATCTATTATAGCTAATAATTTTTTTTCATTAGGATGTACTGAAAAAAAATTTGCCATTTTATTTATTTTTATATATAGTGAGATATTTTTATACAAATAATTACTCTTTATCGATCATCACTTCCCTCGCTATTTTTCGAATTATTTTTTCCTTGTTTTTCTCTCCAGTGCCAGGAATGCCTCCCATTGTCTCCATGATGATTTGATTGTATTCATCTGATTTTTTAGAATCTGACTTCATACAATCTGGATATTTATCATGAAATGCGGGTAATAATCCCAGGTTTTTACTAACAACACTGCTAATCACCTGTTTTATCTTCTGTTTTTCGTCATTCTCTTTTTCCCATTTATCCTTATCTTTCACATACATGATTTCTCTCTTTATATCACTGCAATGTACGGGGCGCTTTTCAATATCTAAAGCTTTCAGGTTTTTAATGATTATTTTCGATATACCTTCTACATATCCCAGCTTACCAATGTTTTCTAAATCAGACAGTTGTAATTTTATGTTATCGATAAACTCGGATATATTCATTGCATCTTTGCATGTTTCATTCAAAAAGAATTGTAGGTTGAATGTTTTATTATTGCTATTGGTCTGATTGATGTTGTTTTGGTTAATGGTGTTGGATACATTTGGTTGTATGTTTTTGCAAACTTCAATCATTTGTTTTTGTAACTCATGATTGGATTTTACTATATCTAAAACTATATTAGTCAATTCATAGTTTGATAATGTACCATTATTTGATTTTGTATTATCATCAATAATGGCATTTTTTGAATCTTTATTAAATTCACATTTTTTTTGATGTTTCCATAAACCAGATATAGTTTTGAATGTTTTATTACAAACACATAACTGCGTTTTAGATGCGCCGTAATTTTTGTTTTCAACAGT